GTTAGGATGTGACCCCCGTCCGTCCATTACAGCGAGCCAACTTCATCTCGTTCGGTTGGCTGCCACACCCTCGGGTGTGCTGCTAGTTTGAGCGGCCTCAGATCGTTGGTGCAATGCCGATGGGCGTGTGCCCGGCTATAAGTTGCTCACCCTTGATCGTATTGCCGCTCAGCTCGTTCGCGCAGGGGGCGCGTGAAATTCGAAAACACAGTTTTTTAGTTTTCGATTTCGGGAATTTCCGTTCCGTCGTTTTCGTTCGAATCGTTCAGGCCGGGGGATGCCTCAGAATCAAAACGGGCGAGGTGTTAGCCCCGCCCGCGTATCGTACGCTAATGCGTAGAGAGGTTATTCGCCAGCGGCAGCAGCACCGCCAGCGCCACCACCGCCGTCCATCTGACCGGCAGCGGTCATCTGCACCCGGCAAGAGCCCTGCTTGTCGTTCCAGATGAACAGACAGAGCGGGGTGTCTTCCTGGTTCGCGATCTCGCGGCGGACCTGTTCGTTGACCGCGATGGCAGCCGGGCTCGACTTGGGATCGTACTTCACGTCCGAGGCGAAGGCCGAGGTCGAGAGTGCCGCAAAAGCGACCAGAGCAAACATCTTCTTCATAACAGTCTCCTTCAAGTGGCGCGTTGCGCCGGGGTCACGCTTGATTGCGTGAGGTGTGTAATGCCACACACATTACAAACTTGTCAAGCGCGTTACAGCATATGGTTTACGTTCCACTAGCTGCCTTGGCTCTCGACACCGCCTGCGTCAGTTCGTGCATCAACACCGGGGCCAGGCCGTCAGGGATCGCGCGAGCGATGTGCTCGGTGCTGGGGTTGCCCGGCCGGATCATTTCGCGGGGGATGATGGGACCCCACAATGTCCTGATCTTGCCACCCTTGTTGTGGCGTCCAATGCGCTTGACGATCTCGGTGCCGCCGTTCTTGAAGCGGATCACGAATGCGCCCTTGAAGCTCCGCGATTTATTCCACGGTCGCGCTCTTGGGTTCTTCTGCCCTGGCTTCAGTGAGCCCGCGAAGTCGCTAACCTTCATCGCCTTGTCGCTCGCGTTGATGCGATAGAACAGGCGATTGGGATGCGCGCGATCTGGAATGATAGCTCGCAACACGCGTCCGTACTTCGCGCCCGTGATTAGCGCAACGTCGCGGCGTACAGCGGTGAGCAGCTTGCTACCGAGCTTATTGATCGCGTTGTAGAGCGCGCGGTCTTGGACCTCTTGCGAATAGACGTTCAGCGCCACGGTAAGGCGCGACATCGCATCGGTGAGATCGACGTACAGCGTGCCGCCTGCGCCGCCCGACCATCGGTTAGAGCCCGCAGCGGGCGAAGGGCCGATGAACGACCTGTAGGTCTTCGTCGGGCCGGTGTAACGCGTCTGCGTTCCGGCCATGCCCTGTTACCTCGAAGGCGGGCGGCGCGTGAGCACCGACTGCACCGCCTGCTTAGCAGCACGGGCGTCTTGGCGCACGGTTTGAGCGAAGCGCTGCACGTTCTGGCGCGCGGCGTTGACATCGCCCTTTCTCAGATTGTTGAGAGCCTGTGCCGTCAGATTGCGGCGCTCTCCGCAGTTGCAGCCCATGACGGCCTCCAATGAAAAACGCCCCCGGAGCGATCCGAGGGCGTTTCTGTTTGCTTTCATCAGGTCCGGGGGTCCCCCTCGCCTTTCTTGCCGTCCCCCTTATGGCCCGTTGAGCCCCCGGAGGTCAATTTAACAACATCCTAAATCAACCTACCTGGTCGAGGATGCGGCCAGGGCCTCGTTTGCCGTTTGCCAGATACCGGGCGACCGGGTCCGGATTCTTCGCGGCGAGCTGCTTCATCTTCTCGCCCAGGGCTTTGAGCCATCCCTTGGGTGACGGCGGCGGCCGGTCGTCGATGTAGTTGCCCTGGATCATCGCATCCCGAAGCACGCACAGTGAGGTGATGGCCTTGGCGATATTGTTGATCTCGACGGCCGCGTCTTGATCGTTGTCCTCGCCCTCCCACCATTCCATGATGTGGCGCATCGCACCGTCAACATAGACCGAGGCGCGCGGAGCGGCGACGCGGTAGTTGTGGCCTCCGTACTTGAAACCGCCTTCGGCCATGCCGACAGCCATTTCGAGCACAACGGGCATCGACACCCAGGACAGCGACGCCTTCAAGATACCGAAGCCATCCTTCGGGTTGTTCTCCTTGAAGTTAGCGGGCCGCGCCGTCGCAGCGATCCGCTGCAATTCCTTCATCGGATGATCCGACATCAGCGCGCCGCCCCGAAGATCGAGCCGAGCCCGAAGCCCGCGCTGTGCCCGTTGATGCGGTTGAGCATCATCTGCGCGCGGAGGTGTGTGCTGAGTTCAACGTGCGGGATCGAGAGGATCGTCGCGAGCAATTGCGTGATGGACTTCATGGGGTCTCCGTTATCGTGTCAGGACGTAAGTGCCGAGGGCCACGACAAGCGCAGCGACACCGATGAGGGCGGCCCCTAAGCAGAGGGTCGCCGGGTGAAATAGATCGCGCGCGTCGCGCTCGAAGCGTGTGATGATGCGGGTCACAGACCGACTGCCGCTTCGAGTTCGTTCTGCCGCTCCTGTCGCAGGTATGCAGCGAAGTCTTCGCGCAGCCCTTCGTAGACTTGCACCAGGCGAGACAGCGCGTAGCGGGCGAAGACACCAGCGGTCTCGGGCGTCCACTTCCAACGCTGCGCGATGGTGCCGATGGTGCGCTCGTTGATTAGAAGATCGCGGAGCACCGCGCGCTGGATCGGGTCGAGCTGATCGTCGATCCGCTTCAACGTGAATGCAGCGTTCAACATCCGGTCGCTGGGATCGCTCGCTTCGTGGCACTCGGTCTTGGGGTGCATGCGCTGCGAGTTGACACCCTCTTCGCGGAGCATCCGCCGATCATCTGCCGTCATGGGGACCGCCTTCATCAGGTGGTCGATGGTGGCCTGCGTGTTCGAGCCGACCTGAGAGATCGAGGCGTAGTCGGCGATGTAGAACTCACCAGCCATGAACTGCGCATCGCTGATCGGCTTCGGGTTGCGGTAGCGGAGATAGTCGAGCGGACGGCCATAGTCCTTCCGGGTCGCGAGCGAGACACCCTCGGCGGTGCGGACCGCCACAAGGACGCGGTCGGGATCGGTGCCGTCGAGCACGGCGCGCATCAGATCGGTCATCAGATCGAGCCCTCCACCATCCGGGCGTATCCGTCACCGACGACCTGGTCGGCGGGGAAGGCATCGTGGCCGCCGTCGCTGGGCAGGCTGTTGTCGCCGGTCGGGTCGAGCCGCCGAATGTCTTCGTTCGGGAACTGCATCTGCACATCGAGCGCGGCGTTGATCGCTTCGGGGCATCCGGCCACGAACACGATCTCGCGGTTCTGGAACGTGATGACCGAGTTGACGCGCATCTCGCCGGTTCGCTTGTCCGCCTTCTCGTAGCCGTGAACCGAGATCACGAGGTCGGGGCGGCGAATGAAGACGGCGTGGCCGTTCGGGGATTGGAGCTGTAAGGACAAGGGGGCCTCGGCTGTAAGGGGATGTCACGTCTGTAACGCTACACTCCCACCAAGCGCAATTTATCAACCTGCCGACTTTTCGACCTGTCCGATCTGAGAGCCTTTCAGCCTGTAAGCCTAATCGTCAATTCGTCTGTCGTAACTCGTAGCCCCTCCCCCTAAAGGGGGAGAGGGCGGTGTACGATTTACTAGTTGCGCTGAGACGTTGAGATTAAGAGGCTTCCTGACGATTTGACGATTTGACGAGTTGAGCACTTTTCCGCTGAGCTTTCAGGCGCTTAGCCCTTCTCGCCAATTCGTCGGCCAATTCGTACAGCACTGATCGGGCAATTCGTCTGTACGATTTGAAGCGCCCCTCAACTCGTAAAAACACAAAGTCGAGTGTTTTCAAGCCCTTAAAGGTTTGGCTAGTAAAGCGCGCAACGAAAAAGGGACCCCGAAAGGCCCCTTTGACGAATTGATTTACGCTTTGATGTCGCCGAGCGTCGCCCGGAAGAGGCTGGTGCCGCGCCCGCGAGCTGGCACGTATTCGAGCCAACCGCCGTTTTCGAGCAATGCCCGTGGCTCGCCGCCGAGCAGCTTCAGCCGGATCGCCTTCGCCAGGTTGCTCATGCCGCTTTCCGCTTTCATGCGGCCGAGCAGCGGCACCGTCGCGCAGAGCTTCTGCACGTCGGCTTGGAAGCCCTCGCCGCCTGTGAACTTCTGGCCCGCCTGCACGACAGCCGCCGCGACCTTGGCGCACATATCGAGGCGCGTCTGCTCTTCCTTCCGGTTCTGCTCCGGCGTCAGCGCATCCGTGGATGTGGGGGCTTCAGCGTCATCCTCCGGCACCGCGCCGAACGAGCTGCCATCTGATCCCGGCGTGGCGTCGAGCCCCTCGACCACGGCCATGCTGGTGACCGGGTTGCCCCAACGGTTGGTGCCGAGCTGGACTTCCTGCAATTTGAACTGAAGGACCCCAGCCTTGCCGCTGTCGCGCATCTTCGGCGACACGATAGCCAGGTTGCCCGGCTTAACCGTGTTGAGCTTGCGCTTCTTGGCCTCGGCGTGGCTCAGGATTTCGAGGTTGAAGTCCACGTCGGCAACGATGGCAGAGCTGCCGCGCGGCCCCAGCAGCGTGTCCTTGCCGCTGTGGTGGACGATCACGATGCAGACCTCCATCTCAATGCACAGCTCGCGCAGCGCATTGAGGATCGGCTGTATGGCGGCCACGTCGTTTTCCTGCGCGCCAGCGATGGCCTTGGCGAAGGTGTCGAGGAAGACGACCTTGACCGGCGACATGCCGCGTTCAGCGTACATCTTGTTGGCGTCGACGATGGCCTTGCGCAGGGCTTTGCGTGCGGCCTTTAGATTGAGCGCCAGATTCGGGATGCCGCCGCGCACGACCATACCGAGGCCGAGGTCGTTATAGACCTTGCGATAGGCATACAGGCGGTTGCGCAGGCCCGCATGACCTTCGCCGAAGCAATAGAGCACGCCACCCTGAGCGACGTTGAGACCGAACCACTTCTCGCCTGCGACGATGCGCTCGCCGAGGTGGATGACCGTAAAGGTCTTGCCGACGTTCGACGGCCCGTGGATCATGCCGATCTGCTGCGGCGTGAACGTGTTCTCGACGATGTAGTCCGGCTCGTTGTATGCGCCCCACTCGCCCGCGAAGAACAGATCCTCTGCCTTCATGGCTGCGAGCTTCTCGCGCTCCTTGTCCTGCCTGATCTCGCGGTCGTATTCGTCGTCGTCATCGACAGCGCCGAACGCTTCGCCGGTCGACTGCTTGGAGAGGCCCTGATTCTTCAGCCACTCGCGCGCGATCTGGCGGTCGTCATACTCGCCGCTGCGCGGCTTGTCGTCGGTATAGACGCCAGCGCCTTCCCAATTGCCGAAGAAGATCGAGAGCGCCTGCACCGGCATCGACGGCCATTCGGTCATGACCATGCGCGCCGCGAGGAAGCGGTTCGTCGAGCAGTCATCCGAGGGATTGTCGTATAGTTCGGCGAAGTCCTTGTTGCTCGCCTTCAGCTTGTCGAGATCGTAGTCGCCGAGCACCGCGTCGAACGCGTTCTCGAACGGCGTGATGTCGTCGTCCTGAAGCGACTTGATAACTTCGCGCTCTTTGGTCGGCGCGATCTCTTCCTTCAGCGACGGGTCGATAGCGCCGATCTTCTCGGCGATGAACTCAGGGATAGTGGGGATCGTGTTCGCGTGGATGGCGCGTAGGAAGTTCAGCTTGTCGTCGTTCGTCCCGTAGGTCTTGCCATCTACGCGCATCGAGCCAGGCGCGACGAATTGGCCGCCCGTGCCGCGCACGTCGGTCCCGTACTGCTTTTTGAGCAGGCCAGCCTTATTGGTGTACTTGCCTTCGGCGTCGCTGAAGATCAGATGTTGGCCACCTGATCGCGTCGGGATAACGGGAACGCCTGCGGGCACGCCGCCGTTCTCTG